TTATATGGGACGCCTAGGTTCAGTCGATGATCTTTTTCAAGATGACATTGAAGACTTTGGAATTAATGAAGAACTCGGATATTAAAAAACCGCTTCCTGCGCGAACAGGTTAGCGGTCACGTTCAATCGGAGAAGGACCAAATGAACTATTCAATATTAGCAGACATTGAACTAAATCGGAAGATTAGTTTGTTTCAAAAAGCGGTTGAGGCTTATGTGCTTAATCGAACTCTCGAAAACTCTATGGCATTGGCTAAAGCAAAAGCTGATTTAGCTGCATTTGTATTGAGAGGTGTTTGATGGGTGCATCAATTCCAATTATTAAGTTGATTGAAGCTATGAACGAACAGCCAATAGCATTCAACAAGCACTATGTATTTTTAGGATGTGGGATCAATGGGGCATTAATGCTCTCTCAATTGGTCTACTGGACTTCTCGCACTAAAGACAGTGAAGGTTGGATCTTTAAAACACATCATGAGTGGACTCAAGAAACTGGTCTTACTCGTCGTGAGCAAGATACGGCCAGAGCAACACTTAAATCACTTAAATTCATCTCTGAGAAAAAGATGGGTGTGCCTTGTCGTGTTTACTACCGTGTAGAGCGTGAAAACCTATATCAAGCTTTGATCGAATACTCTGAAAGCATTGATATTAATAGTATGCACAATTCCGCCATACTGAATGCACAGAACAGCCATACTGAATGCACAAATCCGCCAGACTGTATGCACAATTCCGCCATACTGAATGCACAAATCCGCCCATCTAATACAGAGAATACATACAGAGAATACACAGAGAATACTACAGATATTATTTGTGCTGATTCAGCACCAAAAACACAAAAATTCAAAGCGAAAGATTTCTTGTTGAAAAACGGAGTATCTGAGCAAACAGCAACAGAATATCTTGATCTTCGCAACAAGAAGAAAAAACCAGTAACTCAACGTGCTTTACAACTTGTTTTCAAACAAGCTCAGGAAGCAAAGCTAAGCAATGAGCGTGTATTCCAAATTATCGTTGTTCGTGGTTGGGAATCTTTCAAAGCTGCTTGGAACTGGCAAGAGACAAATGCAGAGCTTGAGCAATTAGAAAATCCAGTTGCTGAGCAGCAACAAACTATCCCTGAACAACCAGCAACACAATTCAAAGGTGTTGCTAAGAAATTTAAGGGGATGGACCAATGATTGAATTATTTTCTATCCCTGTTGAGCAAAGCATCTTGTCTACGTTCATGACAATCGATCAGGCAGCAGATGAGTTTATCTCTCAGATCGATGCACAAGATTTCTATGCATCACAACACCAGATCATCTTTGCCCACATCAAGAGCCAATTGAATAAGGGTGAAGCGTTTGATGAGGTGACTGTATTCGAGTTGATTAAAGCTAATCCGCTTGAAGCAAACCAAATCGATGAGCAGTTTCTTGTGAACCTCATGAACCGCGCAAGCAATGTGAGCTTGTTAGTAACACACATCAAAAAGCTAAAAGATTTCTCTACTCGCAGAAAGCTTCAAGAGACTAGCAAGTTGATTAGTTCGATCGCTAACGACATGGCAACTCACACTGCTGAATCTGCTGTGAACAAAGCACAATCGTTAGTTCAAAACTTAGATTTTGGTGCTGGTGAGGAAAAGCTTAAACATGCTCATGAGTTTTCAAAAGAAGCTGTAAAAGAGTTCCTTGATCGCCACATGGCAATTCATAACCAAATGCCTTATGAGGGCGGTATCAAGACTGGCTTTACTGCTCTGGACAACAAACTAGGTGAAATCAGCAAAGGCGATCTAGTCATCATTGGTGCGCGTCCTTCAATGGGTAAAACAACGTTTGCTCAAAACATTGCAGCAGACATGATGATTAACCAGTCTTTACCAGTTCTGTTTATCTCAATCGAAATGAAGGGCAGACAGATTGCACAGCGTTTAATTAGTGGCATTGGTGGGGTAGAGCTACGCAAAGTATTAACAGGACATATTGATCCAAATAGCGACGATACACAGAAGGTGAATAACGCTGCTCTGGTACTTGAGAAAGCACCTTTGATGATCGACGACAACAACCGCGCAACTGTGGCAACTATCCGCAGATCAGCTAAGAAGGTTCAAGCCAAATACGGAAAGATTGGCGCAATCTTTGTTGATTACATCCAGAAAGTAACACCACTCACTAAAAACAACTTTGGTCGTTCTGACAAAGATATCGGTGAAATATCTAATGAGCTTAAGCGTATGGCAGGTGACTTTGATTGTCCTGTGATCGCACTAGCACAGCTTAACCGTAACTTAGAGAACCGCCCAAACAAACGCCCTGTAAATGCAGATCTAAAAGAATCAGGCGACTTAGAGCAAGACGCAGACATCATCATGTTTATTTACCGCGATGAAGTCTACAACAAGGATTCTAAAGAAGCAGGTACAGCAGAAATCATCATAGGTAAGGCTCGTAACGGCTCAATTGGCACAGTTCGATTAGCTACAGACTTGTCACGCGCAACTTTCGCTGACTTAAGCCCTGAGTATTACCAGTCTATGGAAGAGAGAGGTGCAGCGTGAAAGCAATAAAACGAGTTAAAGCATTCCAAAACATTTTTGACATTTTGTTATTCGCTACACATGCAACACAACCTTTCACGATGAAGGATTTGCATGACCATGTGTTAGATGCACCTAACAACACTATCCAATGCTATGTGCAGGAATTAATTAAAAGCGGCTACTTGGAAAAGGACTCATACGCAACTTACAAAGCAACTCAGTTTGCAAAGGACTTGCTGAATGTTAAAGGGGAGCTGAAAGCATGATCGAATTTGCAGATTACACCTCAATGATGAAGCTGCGCAGAGCGTACAACCTCGGTACTCGTAATGAAGAAACAAGAGCAGCAGCGAACCTATACGAGAAATTAAGAAAGCTGAAAATGCTAGACCAGCTTAAGCAGGAAGCCATTACTAAACGTTACAAGGAGGCGGTATGAAAAGATTAAACGTACTGGTTGCTTGTGAATATTCTGGACGTGTTCGTGATGCTTTTTCAGCTTTAGGTCACAACGCTATGTCTAGTGACTTACTCCCAACAGAAGCACCAGGTAATCACTATCAAGGTGATGTTCGTGATGTGTTGTATGGAGGCTGGGATCTCATTGTTGCTCATCCTCCTTGCACCTTTCTATCTGTAGCTGGCAATCGTTGGTTTAACGTTGATAGGTATGGGGAGAAAGCAATTACCCGGATGAAAAATCGCGAGCAAGCAATTGCATTTTTCAATTTGTTTACTGATCTGGAGTGCGAAAAGGTAGCAATTGAGAATCCAATTGGATGCATGAGCAAAATCTATCAAAAGCCTTCACAAGTAATTCATCCCTACATGTTTGGTGATCCTGAGCGTAAAGCTACATGCTTATGGTTAAAGGGATTACCAGCTTTACAAGCAACCAATGTGGTTGAGCCAAATATTGTGAAGTACAAAAACGGCAAAGGGACGGATAGTCCTTGGCATTTAGACACGTTAAAGCTGCCAGCAGAAGAACGCAGAAAAGCGAGAAGCTTAACTTTTCAAGGCATTGCAGATGCTATGGCAATGCAATGGGGTGGAGACGTGCGTCATTTAGGTTTGAGGGAAGCGGTATGAAACCAGAACAGTTTATTCGTGAGTTCGGGCCTAACACTTTCAGAATATCAATGTCATTTGTCAACACTGCTAAGTATTTGGTGGTTCATGAAGGTGAAATTGATTTTACAGATGAAATCAAGCCTCACCATGGCGATCGTGTATTTGAGCGTGATGTGGTTAAGCGTCTGGTGGAGTCGGTTGAGCTAATCAACTTGTTTGGCAGCATCAAGATAGCAAAAGACAAAGTGAAGATGGCTGATTTTAATGGATTCTTACTTGTCTCAGTTCCAATCGAAAACGGCTTGGCAGATGTCTATATCCATAAAGTAGAACAAGCCATCCGCGACCACGAATCAATATACGGAGGCGGTGAATCTCATGCCAACTAGATATAACACAGGCGAGTATAGC